GCGAAAACCTCGCAGTCGAAAAAATAAATCATTGTGCACCTCCGTCCGCGAATAAACATCCGTTTTTACGATAGATACCTACTCGTGATTTGAACGCCCGCTGAAAGTATCTTCCGTTGTCTACGAAGTCAATGCATATCGGGTCTTTCTTACCCTCATGCGTTCGAGCGACACGCCCTATCGCCTGTGTAACTACGGCATAGTCCTTTTGCGGCAAGGTCATGTAAAGCATTTCAAGACACGGTATATCAAGCCCCTCTTTTGCCAGTGAAAAAGTCGCGAATAAATACTTTTTCTTGCCGTTTCGCATGTCTTCTATAGCCTGCTCGCGTTCCGCTTTGCTTCTTTTCGAAGTCATTTTCCCGGAAATCATAACGGATTGTTCCCGCATCTCGGGCGGAAGCGCCGACATCAATGTTCTCAGATGTTCGAGCCTTTCCGAAAGAATCAGCCCCGGACGATCTCGATATACCGAAATAGTTCGTACTATTGTGTCGTTTCGAGTACTGTCGGCGCAGAGGTGATTTATCATCTTCGCATATGCGATGGTGCCGTCGGAGTTCAAACAGTCAAGAGATATTCCGCTCGTTGTGTCTACCGTGCGAACAGTGACAGGCATTGTTTTTTCGGCAACAGCTTCATCAGGCACTGTATAAGCTACATGACCAAGAAGCGCGTATGTTGCCTCAATCATTCCGTCGGCTCTGTGTACGGTCGCGGAAAGTCCGAATTTATGTCGCGCTACGATATGATTCAAGACCTTGTAAAATTGAGTCATAGTTGTCGGGCTTCCGGCTACTCGGTGACATTCGTCGACAATCACCACATCCCAGCAATCCTTGTATCGGTCGAGATCGAGTTTAGCCATCGTCTGAACCGTCGCAAAAGTTATTCCCTTACCTATCTCAACTTTTCCGCCCGTGATTGTACCTATGAGTTCTTTATCAATATACTGCTCGGCTCGCGCCTTGCTCTGATTTAACAGATCGAGGGTGTGTGTGAGCCACAGCACAGGTCGGCGATATCTTTTAGCAAGTGCTATCCCCATCTGCGTTTTACCGCTTCCGGCTTTACTTTGAAGTATTCCGTACTGACTCTCTATCAGCTTGTCAACAGCCTCAGATTGATAATCATACAGAGGTACTGGCTTGCCGCCGAAGTCGATATCTTTATTACATCGGAACTCAACATCAAGACTTAGTGATTCACCGTCTACGACCATATCTGAAAACACACCTCGTGTGCCATATGGAAGAATCAAGTCATCCCCGTCTTTTTCATAAAGCGTCAGGTTTTTGGGAGTATCCCCTATCCAAAATCCCATTCGCGCTTTTTTAGCATATATGGGATTTTTAATCGTCAATGTGTTTTTGCATAGCTGAACAATTTCGGGGGTCGGGTCAGATACCCGAATGGTGCTACCAATACTCAAGCGCATGATTTCACCCAAACTTCCAACTTAACCCCCCATGAATCGAGTTCAGTTTTGTGGAGTGAGGATTTGACGCGAGAAAGAACCATTAGTGTGGTGTGAGGAATCATATAGATATTCCCCTCAATCAGAACTGCAAACCATGCTCTCCCGTTCCCAAAGCTTCTCCAAAGCTCCATTGCAAGATTCTGATTATCTTCGATTCTACCGAGCCTGAATGAATCTCCGGAGCAAACTTTGCAGTCTATCAGATAAGCAATGCCGTTTCTGACGGCAATCACATCAGCAGGCTGACCGTCACGGTTCTGTGCGAAGTTATGTACCCAGAACCCCTTGCTAAAGAGCATCTCGCAGAATGAACGCTCAAAGGCGTTTCCGGCTTGTTTGTTTGAATGTTTCATTGTTTTACCTCTTCATTTGAATTTAGGACAAGTTGCCATTTTGTGTTTCGCATCTCTTACAGGTTTTCCGTGTCTCGGGAATCTTGCCCGAAGCAAATCGTACTCGAGTGACTGCTGCTTGTGAATTTCCTTGAGAAGTTCTTGTCGAGCAGAGAACCATTCAAGGTATACTTTGCAGGTCGCATGGCATTTGATATCACGGTTTTCACATTGGTGACAGGGGTTAATCGGCATAGTTCATCACCCCGCTTTCCAATGACTTCGGTTTATTCAGGCTTTTACCAACCATTCCGATTCCTATTCCTTTTCTTTTTGAGGTGATACGCACAATAGTCCTCGGAAGCCGGAATCTCACGGAAACATTCCGTCTCATAGGTATAGGCGCAGCATTTTCCGTCCCATCCGTTACTCGGACGATAGATATCGCGAAGCCAATAACAAGTTTTGCAGATGTTTTTTCTGTGCCATTCCTGCTTTTCGGGGACATCAGCGGTCTTTTCGAGTCTTTCCATTGCGTTCACTCCTATCGGCTTTGAGTCTGGCTCTGACTCTGTTCTCGAAAGCTATGAGCTTGTCCTCATGCCAAAAGCCGTAGATTATCAGTACGACGACAGCAAATTCAAAAGCGGTCTGAATTGCAAATTTCAGTATCATAGCTATACCTCCCTCTCTTAAAGCTGCTGTGTGAGTACAATAATCATGGCGACGGATGCTAAAAAGTTTGGCACACACCAAGATCCCTCGTCATCATCGGTTATCAACGAGTGTATAGCCGTAATAAGATTTAGCAGTGCATTTAACGATAAAAGCACAATCGACACTATCAAAGCCGCTCTCATTGCTCCGCCTCCTTTACATGTGTATCTTTTCAGCTTTTGTCAGTTCTGCGCCGCTATACTCCGCGAGCTGTTTCGGGTTGATGTAATAGGTATAGCGGTTGCCGTTGAGCTTTATCGCCGTACCTATCGGCAGTTTGCCGCGCTGTAAACCTATTCGTACAAACATCTCGCTCATGCCGAGTATTTGCGCCGCTTCTTTTACTGTGATTTTGCGCATGATGTTGTCTCCTTTCACGAGAACGTTTTTAAGAAGCGTTCTTTTCCTTTTACGGTGACAAGCGTCTGAACACCCGTCCAGTCGGTCTTATCGTTGTATGTCTCCTTGATAGTGAACAGCCCTGAATCAACATGCTCCGCATAGGGCATCAGCCTGCCGCGCTTGTCGCGGTAAATGTACTTGTGGTCTATAAGCCACTTTACAAAGTCATTCTGTTTCAGCCCGAGAAGCTTCGCCGTCTCTCTGATTCCAGTAAGACTCTCACGGTCGCACAGACCGTCAAAATATTCCGCTTTTGGCTGCATAATGGCGTTCTGAACCGAGAGGTTAGCGTTTATAGTTTTGAATCTCTCAAGCCTTTCCTCAGCCATTCTGAGGGCTCTCGACATCACTGCTTCGGGCGAGTTCCACTCTCTTTCGAGCTGCAAGAAATACTGTCTCGCCTGCTTGCCTTTCTCGTTGCGCTGAAGCATACAGATCTCTTTTGCCATGTCGATGGTGAGCTGCGCATCCTGTCTCGGCTTGCCCGGTAAGCCGTCAGACCTATTCGACAAAAATGTCGAATAGTCCTCTTCCTCAGCAAAACCGTATTCGCACATTCTCGGGAACCATTTGTCATAGGGTGTTCCGACTTCAAGAAATTCGTGCAGGTCTCTCGCTAAGACCGTAGGTCTGTCGCTTTCATAGTTGATTTTGATTAACTCGTTCATTTACAAAGCTCCTTTATCGTTTAATTTATTTGTTGGGTATATCCGACCCTTTTCCAATTACTATCGATTGATTGAGTGCTTTCAGCAATGCATCCAAGCGATACAGAGTTGGTTCCACTCGTCCCAATTCGTAAAAAGATATGGTCGAAGCTGGTATCCCGCTCTTAATTGATAGCTGTCTCAATGACAGTCCCGTATCTTTTCGGCATCGGCTTAACAAATCAGGTATGTTCATGGTTTCCTTTCCACAACATATTGACACCCCCTATTGACTTTGCACAATATGTTGTTTATAATAAAATCGTAGCCGTGGTGTTTTAAAACTCAATCGGGGGAATTATTATTAACAAGAGAATTACAGTAACCGCAGAATCGAAAAGCGGCAGAAATGAAAAATTTCATGACAACGCAACAGGTAGAAACATGAATCGTGAACAATTCGTAAAATCCATTCAAAACGGGCGCTATGATGATTATCATGTCAGAGTCATAAACGGGGTCACTACACCCTGTTCCAATCCTGACAGCAATAAAACAAACAACTTAGACTAAGGGTTCAGCACCACGGCTACGCCATTCTTTTCTACGATTTCCTCGTCGGATATCACCGCTAAAACCGTTCCATCTGAGGCGGTTATGATTATTTCGGAATACTCCGTGTTTCCGATAGTCATTGCATGTCTCCTTCATTATGTCTGTCGTTAATGACTTTCTCGATATACCTTTCAACAAATTCGGTGAGCATACGAGTCAACTCTTCGTTTTGCTTACCGAGTTTTTGCTGCGCGACAGACCAAAACCACTTCAACCACAATATTGTCACTGCGCTTGATGTTATAACGGCTATTAGCATGTTGAGCATAGTTTCATCTCCTTTCTAATTGCATTAATTTCATTTTCGTGCTATACTGTTTTCGCCTTTTGTGGCAGAGAGGGGTTGGTTACATTGACCAAACTTTTGACTTTGCCTGTTCCTGTTGCTCCGGAAGAGTAGCCGATGCGGAAGGCGTTCCATGTGCGGACGGTGTCCGCCGAAGTGAAGCTCTGAACTAAGAACCGGCAGAACGTTGTCGGTGTGGGATTTCGCAAAAAGGGTTCATCATCCCGTGCAGGGAAGCACGTTAAAAAACGCAGATGAATCGGTCTCAGGCGCGCTTGATGCGTTTGGGGTTTAACCTCTTGCGCTGAGACTGCCCCACTGCAAGTCAGAACAGGTAAATAAAACCGGCAACAACATCCGAGACGACTCCTCGGGTGTTGTTTGCTTTTCCGAAGCAACAGGAGCAGGCAAAGAGCGTTTGTGTCAAGTGTGGAGTTTCTTTCATCTCGTTTATCAACTTGCGTTTTCACAAGTCAATGAGTAAAAAAATAAAACGAGGCTTTTTCTATAGGTTCCCCTATAATCTCAAGTATTTTGAACATTTCGCTTTGCGTGAACTCCCTTGCACCGCAGAGCTTGCGATTAATCGTCGCCTCGCTCTTTCCGACGCTTTTCGCAAGGCTTTTCTGCGTTATGCCTCGTTGTCTCATTGCGCCGAGCAGATTTGAGTAATCATACATTATCACTTTCACCTCCTTTTGGTTCAATTATACTACTTGCGTTTTCACAAGTCAATACTTTTCACAAGTTTTTCAAAAGTTTTTTTCATTTTTACTTGCGTTTTCGTTGGCTTTGTGATATTGTATAGACGAGGTGATTAATATGCCAAGCTTTGCAGAAAGATTAAACGAAGCCTTAGAACGCAGAAATATGACCGCAGCGGAACTTGCGAGAGCGTTGAATGTCGCTGATGCCACAATAAGTAATTATAAAAAAGGAATCTACGCACCAAAGCAAAGAAGAACTGAAGAAATATCAAAAATTTTAAATGTATCTATTCCGTGGTTAATGGGCGCTGATGTTCCAATGAAACCGCTTAACCTTGTCTCACCAAACATTACAGATGATGTTGTTACTTTTCCGGTTCTTGGTTGCATTGCGGCGGGATTCGAAGAAGTCGCAGTCGAAGATTGGAGCGGCGCGGTTGTAGAAGTTCCGAAGGCTTATCTGAAAGGTAGAGATAAAAAAGATTTCTTCGTTTTGGAAGTTCGCGGCAATTCGATGTATCCGCTCTACCACGAGAAAGACAAAGTTCTTATATTGAAGCAAAATTATATTGATCACAACGGTGATGTCGGAGCAGTCATTTACGATGGGGAATGCGCTACACTCAAACGCGTCGATATTTCAGATGACATGGTAAGACTTAGTCCGATAAATCCCGAGTATCAACCGAAAGAGCTTCACGGTGCGGATTTAGAGATGTACCACATTCTCGGCGTTCCTC